TCTAGTGCGTAGCCTGATGACAGATCAACACTACTCTCTTGGGTGTTAATACCAAGAAAGCCCGGTGCTGATATCGTAGTTGTAAGTAAAGGTTTAGCCATTATACTGAGTGCCAAACAAATTCATCTCTATACCTGCCATTCTCAATAGCTATAGCATCTCCTAGTGATTGATCTGCTAATGCTCTAGCTTCTGATACTGACAATCCTTGATCCTCACCACGCTCTGCTGTAGCCATTGCATAGGCATATTTAATAATAGGTTCTACAGGCACATAAGGTACATCAGAGTCAGCACTTAACGCTGCTTGAGGAACTATAGTATTAAAGTAAATATTGTAAACAGCATCAGGAATTGGATATAAATCTACTTGAGTATCTCCATTTAGATTTACTCCGTTAAAGTTATAATATAAAGGCGCACCAGTCTCTGTTGAGTTTGTATTCAACATCCAGTTAGTTATAGTAGTGTTTGGTACATATTTTAAAAACGTATCTTCTTCACTGTTTACAACATCCACTACTTTAAATCTTTGCCCTGCTCCTACTAATACATAGTTAAACAAACTAGGTGTTGTAGTGACTGTTACTGTTGCTGTTAAAGCGTTCCAGTTATAAGAGTCTTCTACAAATCTCTTAGCATCATTAATGTACTTACCAATCAACTTAGAGTAAGGAGTAGACGTAACGTTTTCTACCTCAGACTCTCTGAGTCGTATTAGTACATCGTTTACAAGTTCTATATAGTTCATTTCTTCTTACTCTTTCTAGCTGTTGTTAGAGCTATAGCCACTGCTTGTTTCTGTGGATATCCTTCTTTCTTTAACTTCTTTATGTTCTTGCTTACTGCCTTCTTACCTTTATGTAGTGGCATTAGTTTTCCTCATCGATTTTAAGAGACACTTTCCTGCTATCTTACATTTAGTTGGATAAGGACAAGTAGGACAAGGTGTCATAAATTACCCATGAAATTGTATAGCTTCTGCTGGTCTTAGCTCCATACTAACTATATAAGTTAATGTGCTGTTAGTACCACTATTCTGTACTCTTAGAATATCGTTTTCTTTAATATTTATACGAATTTGATCCAATAATAAACTTTGACCACTAGATCCACTTAGTGCATTACCAACAGCTATAGTGTATTCATTACCAGTATGACTGTCGTACCAATACACTGTACCACTTTCATTACCAGCAGTAGCAATGATATAAATCATGTTTATAGCTGCTGTATTTTTAGCAGGAACTGTATACAAATCAGCTTTAGAACTATCGTCAGTTCTTCGTTTTACTGCTGTTACGTTTCGAGCCATGTATTATTCTTTCTAATGATTTGACAAACCCAGCCCAGATCTCTTGAGGGCTAGGGAGTAACCAACCTATTACCAATAATAATAAATACCACAAAGGAACATTGGTATTGTTCTGAACTAACTGTTCTACGTTCTTAGTGGAAATGCTAGTGTCAGTATCCTTCTGACTCACATTAACATTCTCACCTTCAATCTTAGTATTCTCTTGATTGACTACTGCTTGCTGGGTATTCTCTTTACCTACCTGTGCATTGGCATTAACACCTGATCCACCTTTTAGTAGCTTGAGCGCACTGCAACCTTGTAAACCGATTATACCACAAATCAGCAGTGTTGTCAATACCTTATTCACTGTCTTCCAAAAATAATATCTAGTAGCCAGCCAAAGGAAGCACCCAGAATAAGCAGTAAAGCACCAGCACCTTTCCACTTGGTAACAACAGCAGACATATCCTTAACGTCCTGACGTAGTTCAGACATCTGACGCTGTAGCTCTTCTACGTTAGCCTCAAGTCTACCTATCTGTTTGTTAATGTCTTCCATTACTTACCCTTTTTCTTTTTAGGAAAGCCCTTCTTCATGTTGGCATACGCTTCTGGACTAACTGTGCTTTTAGATTTAGAACGAGAAGTACCAGCCTTCTTCCGCTTATTCATGTTGTAATATAATCCTTGTTTCATTACCATTTCACCTTATCTGCCCAGTAAGCTGCTGACATCTTTCCTTTAGCTATGTTCTTAGCGTGTCTAGCTTTAAATGATTTCTGTCTAGCAGTTGGTTGTCTATCACCTGTAACCCCTTGCTGACCAAACCTAATGGTCTTTACTTGGTCACCCTCTTTTGCTACCACCACATGAGACTTAGTAGGATGGCTTGGTGTACGTTTAGGTTTGTTAAATCCTGAAACACCTGCTCTAGTTAGTCTACTGTCTTTCATCTCTACCTCGATCTAAATAGTTGTTTCCTAGCGTTGTTTCTTTTCTTAGCAATACTAGCTGTCTTCTTACGTTTACTTAGCTTAATACGCTTTGGTGTTGGTTTTTCTTTTTTACTAAACTTGTCTCGTTTAGTGTTACTTAAAGACGGAGTTACCTTACCTTTACCCTTCTTCTTATTATTAACAGCAGCCATTTTATAAAACCACTTCTTTCCAACTTACAGTTGGTTCATCCCAAACATAAAACTTTCCATCATTAGGAAATGCTACTGGAGCTTCCCATTGGAAATTTGTTTGATTAAGAATCCAGCTTGGATATTCTTTAGGTAAGATAAATGCGTCATTCTCGGAGTCGTAAGTCGATCCTACCTGAGCATAATTAAATCTAAAATTATTGTTGTAGCTTGTCTGCTTCCAGTTTGTATAACCACCACTCCAGTTAGTTAAGAACTCAATACCAACAGGTTCACTCTCTGGAAAAGGTAAGTCATTTAGATCCTCATTATTCACAACGTGAACTTCGAGAACTAAATTGTTTTCATCAAGTTTTGCAAAGTGTGCCATTACGCTTGATACCTATATTTAATAATTACAATTCCTGATCCGCCATTTGCTCCAACGAAATTTGAGTTTGCGTCTGACGATCCACCACCGCCGCCACCACCTTTGTTAGCTGTTCCAGCTTGCGCAGCGTTAATGCTTCCGCCACCTTGACCGCCACCGCCATCTCCACCGCCAGAACCACTAGTTCCATAAGCTCCACCACCACCGCCTCCGGCGTAACGGACTGAGCTACCTGTAATTGAAGATAGTTCACCCCAGCCACCACCAGAACCCGGACCGTTTTGACTGTTATTATCACCGGGGTCTCTTTTGCCACCGCCACCACAGCCGCCGTTAAATCCACCTACCTTACTTCCGCCATTCTGTCCTTGATTACCAGTACCACCGGTTTGTTGGGAATATTTAGCACCACCGCCACCGCCTCCACCACATCCACCAGAAGCACCAGCACCTTCAAACTTACCGCCTCCACCACCACCGTTTCCGGTTTGCCCAAAAACGCTACTACTACTTCCAGTACTACCAATTACGTTTCTTGCACCGCCACCGCCACCACCACCTACTGTTACTCCGTAACTGGTTGCACTTAATGAAGATACGGTTGTGTTGTTCCAACCACCAGCACCACCACCACCGCCGTTATTACCACCGCCTCCGCCGCCGCCACCAATAATCAAGGTTTCAGCTTGACCAGCCTCGGCATATCCAGAGCCAGCGTTAGTGATTGTGAATGTTCCATTGCCGGTAAACGTATGGATTTTGTAACTACCACTAGTAGTTATCGTTCCACCTGTAGCAGCCATGTAACTTATGTTGCTTGTTCCACGAAACGAATTCATATTAATTGCACCAGAAGATGCAACAGAACCATTTGGTCCACTTGTACCAGCAGGAACTAAACCACCGCCAGCATAGTATTCACTTAAAGAGTGAGGCGTAGAACCACCGTATTCAGTGGCTATCGTTGTCATAGATACAGCACCTGTTGATGGGATTGCCATTTACTTACCCCTTCAATCTTTTAACTTCTGCGCTAAGTTCCTTTACTGCTTCAATTAACAGTGGAACTAAACGCTCGTACCTAACTGTTAAGTATTGCTCGTCGATTGGCGCAGGGGCTACAACTTCAGGCATGATCTTCTCAACAGACTGAGCAGATACACCAACTTCTTTAGTAGCTTTGTAGCCAAGAGCTTGTGCTGTTTCGTTTGCTTCGTAGTAGAAGCCTTCGAGCGACTCGACTTTTTCTAGTGCGTTCTCGATCTTGCCAAGATTGGTCTTGAGGCGATCATCTGAGTAGTACGCTGTGACGTTTCCGGTTGCAGTTAAGTCGCCTGTGACAGCAGCACCGCCTGATGTTGTAGCTATTTTAATTGACCCAGCATAACAAATATCTGTTGATCCTAACATATTAGCTGTAATAGACCACTGGCTATTTACATCATCATATAAACCGTATGACGAAGCATTGTTGTGCATAAAATTAGCTCGACCACCAATCGAATAACCTTCCCAACCACCTTTACCATTACCATCAATCTCAATAGAGCCTAAATCTCCAGTAGGTGCTCGCAAAGTTCCTGCACCTGTAACAGTTATATCTCCAGTAGTAATAGCGTTGGTTGTGCTTGCACCTCGACCGGTAACGCTATTGAGCGTATCAGCTTCTGACGTTAAGTAACCAGCAGATGCGTGGTTTCCCCACCCGTATGCAGTATCCCAGTTAGTAGAATTGTTTGTTGTTGTGTACCAGCTTGATGCTGTATAGACAGGATCTGTTTCGGTGTAGCTAGTTAGATAACCAGCAGAAGCATG